TATCCCGCAGCCACGCGCGGCAAATGCCACGGAATCGCGTTCTAGGCCGCCTTAAAGCCGGGGAAATGAACAAAACCGAATCAGCCTACGCCGAACACCTGAAAGCGTCTCAAATAGACGGGGAAGTGGCTTTATGGTGGTTTGAGTGTGTCGGGCTGAAAGTGGCGGCAAAATGTCACTACTACCCGGATTTTATGGTTCTGTACTCGGACGGCCGCATTGAAATACACGAGGTCAAGGCGCGCAACTCTGCCGGAGGGTATCGGGCTGAGGATGACGCAAAAGTGAAGCTGCGCGTTTGCGCTGAAAAATTCCCGTTCCCGCTCGTTGTTGTCTGGCCGAAACAGGGCGGATTCCGAGCAGGATGGGAGCGGGAAGAGCTATGAAAAAACCACTACAACACCAGCCATTCGCCGCGTTTGTCGTCAAACCTGACGGCATCGAAGGACCGATCCGTCACGAAAACGGATGCGCGAAATACTGCACGAAGCCGCATAACTGGAAAGTCACGGCGGTAATTCGGTACGAGGATGGGGATTTGATACGTGAGGATGTGGTCAAGTTCGAGTCTAAACACGCCATGCCAACCGATTTCACAGCGGACATGCACAAGCATCTCAACGACCGCATTGCAGGGCGTAAATGGTATTTTGCGAGGGTGACATGCCGCCCGATACTGAACTGATGCAGCCGGAGTTGTTCGGCCAGGATGAGCCGCCATGCCCTGGCTACGGCGTTTGCCCCATTCCACTATGTGGATGCAGATGGATTGGCCTTGGCACTCCGTTCGCCAGCGATGCAAAAAAGCCAGACTTGCAAAACCCTCCGAACGAGGGCTAATATCTGAACATCCCCTTCCCGAAGCCATCCGGGTTTTTATTCCGAGGCCACCATGCAGATATCAGCTTGCCCCATTGCGTTACCGCTCGGCAAGCTGGCTGCATTGGCTGGCGTCAAAGCAATCGCTGTCCACTGTTCCGCCACCCGACCGACCGCCATCATGGGCGTCCGTCTGCTGGTCAGCGGCTGAGGCGATTGCGGTGATCCAGGTTTATTACGGGGTGGGCGATGGCGCGAATAGCAGTTGCGGTCAATGACGGTGGCCGGTGGATTGGTGAAAGCCATCCAAAGGCCAAGTTAACCCAAAGCGATGCGGATCTGATGCGGGAACTGCACGAGGAACACAGCATCGGATACCGGAAACTTGCAGACAAGTTTGAAGTGTCGAAGACGACAGCGAAGCGGGTGTGTCAGTACCAGATTCATTGCCAGACCCCGGCCCGGTGGAAGTTTGTGGAAGTGCGTGATTGCGCCAAGCGGTTCGTTTTGAAGTGCACCAATGGGATGTGGACGTTTGCGGAGGAAGCCGCATGAAGAAGCCAGGATTGACGCCGAAGCAGGAGCGCTTTGTTGAGGAGTACTTGGTTGACCTGAACGCCACGCAAGCGGCAATCAGGGCCGGGTATAGCGACAAACTGGCAAACACCAACGCGCCGAAGTTACTGCAAAACACTGCAATAGCGGCCGCCATTCAATCAGCCCGCGCCGCCTTATCCGCCCGCACCGAGATCACCCAAGACCGGGTGCTGAAGGAATACGCCCGCCTTGCCTTCCTGGACCCTCGCAAGCTATTCGATAACACAGGCGCTCCGCTGGCCATTCACCAACTGGACGACGACACAGCCGCCGCGATTGCCGGGCTGGATGTGGTTCAGGTTGGCAATGCTGAGGTCGGAGTCGGCGATGTACTGAAGTACAAGCTATGCGACAAGAAGGGGGCGCTGGACTCTGTGGCCCGGCATCTTGGCATGTTTAATGATAAGCTGGATTTGAAGGTGACGGATGCTCTGGCTGACCGGCTTGCCCGAGCAAGGAAGCGCACCAGTGAGTGACGCCAATGACGAGTTGATCGAACTGGCGGCCGCCTGCACGCATGACCCGCTGCGCTGGGCAAGGATGGCTTTCGACTGGGGTATGGGCGAACTGTACGACTCCGAAGGCCCGCGCCAGTGGCAGGCTGATGTGATGGCGGACATCAAGGCGCACTTGTCGAACGCCGATACCCGGTTCATGCCGCTGATGATCTCTGTGGCGTCTGGTCACGGCATCGGGAAGTCCGCAGGCATCGGGATGCTGATCAACTGGGCTATGTCCACCTGCGAGGACTGCAAGGTCATCGTTACAGCCAACACTGACACACAGTTGCGAACCAAGACCTCACCGGAAATCGGCAAGTGGTCGCGCCTGTCGATCACAAACGGATGGTTCAACCCGCAGTCCGCCAGCATCGCATCGACCGACTCCGAGCATAGCAAGACTTGGCGCTGCGACATGGTGCCATGGTCCGAACACAATACCGAAGCCTTCGCGGGCCTGCACAACCAAGGCAAGCGCATTGTCCTGATCTTTGACGAAGCGTCTGCCATTGCTGACAAGGTGTGGGAAGTTGCCGAGGGGGCGCTGACCGACGAAAACACCGAGATCATCTGGATCGCTTTCGGGAACCCCACCCGGAATACCGGGCGATTCCGCGAATGCTTCCGCAGGTACAAGCACCGATGGATATGCCGCCAGATTGACAGCCGCACCGTAGAAGGCACGAACAAGGCGCAGATAGCGAAATGGGCAGCCGACTACGGCGAGGACTCCGATTTCTTCAAGGTGCGTGTACGCGGCCTGTTCCCGTCCATGTCCTCGCGCCAGTTCATCAGCGAGACGGATGTTTCAGCCAACTACGGGCGAGAACTGCGCCGCGACCAATACGAGTTTGCGCCAAAGATTTTGACGGTCGATCCAGCATGGGAAGGCGACGACGAGTTTGTCATAGGCCTGCGCCAGGGCCTCACGTTCCGCATCCTGCGCACCATGCAGAAGAACGACAACGACCTTGTTGCGGCCTCTATCGTCGCGGCGCTGGAGGATGACCATCAAGCCGATGCGGTATTCATCGACGCCGGTTATGGGACGGGCATTGTGTCAGCCGGGCAGGGCATGGGCCGGTCGTGGACGCTGATCTGGTTCGCCTCAGCATCGAGCGATCCCGGCTGCCTGAACAAGCGGGCCGAGATGTGGAAGAAAACCCGCGACTGGCTGAAGGAGGGTGGATGCTTGCCGGATGATCCGACACTTCGCGATGAACTGCAGGCTCCCGAGATCGTGCCGCGCATGGACGGCAAGATTCAGATTGAGAGCAAGAAGGACATGAAGGCGCGGGGTATTCCTTCGCCTAACCGCGCTGACGCCTTGTGCTTGTCGTTCGCCTTCCCAGTGGCTAAGCGCAACCCGCTCGACCAGTACCGGAACAAGGACAGGCGCGGGGAATACGACCCCTACGCAAGGCGCAGGTAGCGGTACACATAACGGCAGTAGGGAATCGCACCATGCGACCATGAACCCACTGCCTTTGAATCCAAGCCCCGACCTTGCGCCATCCATTCAGGGGCGTGAGGCTGTACGCCTTCAGATAGCCGACATCGAACGCGCCATGCTGCAAATGCCGCAGGCGGAGCTTCCTGTCCGGCACTACTTCGCTGATGGGTTGTATGCCCGCGAAATCACCATCCCCGCAGGAACCTTGCTTACCGGCGCCGTTCACCTGACCGAACACCTGAACATCATCAGCCAGGGCAGCATCAGCGTCGTGACTGAGTTCGGCAGCGACCGCATCACAGCACCGGCCACGATCGTCAGCCAGCCCGGAACCAAGCGCATCGGCTACGCCCACACAGACACCATCTGGACAACCGTCCACGCCAATCCTGACGACTGCCGCGACATTCCCATGCTGGAAGCGCGGCTGGTCGTTCCCAATCACGAAGCACTGACCGCCGAGCAGGTTGCGCTGTTGGCCGGAGGTTCCTGATGTCGTTTTTCGTTGCTGCCGTCACTTACACGGTAATCGCCCCACAGCGTGACGCCCACATGGCCGCCAAGGCGCAGGCCACCCAAATGAACATGGCCGAAAACCGGGCTGCTGCTGACGCCGCTGCTGCTGAGCGGGCCTTCAATGCCGCCAACCAAAAGAAGCCGGGCATGACAGCCAGCAACAAGGCCGCGGCCATGGGCGGAACCATGCTGACCGGATCGCAAGGCGTCACCTCCAACCTGTTGTTGGGCAAAACCTCACTGTTGGGCGGCTGACATGAACGAGAAGAAGCAGCAAGACCGGACAAAGGCGCGATGGGCCGCACTCAAGAATGAGCGCTCGTCTTGGGACGCGCACTGGACCGAGATCGCGGAATACCTGCTGCCACGCTCCGGGCGATTCCAGCCAACAGACCGCAACAAGGGCGACCGCAAGCATAACAACATCTACGACAGCACCGGGACAAGGGCGCTCCGCACTCTGGCTGCCGGGCTGATGGCAGGCATGACCAGCCCGGCGCGGCCATGGTTCAGGCTCTCCATTTCCGACACGAAACTTGCCGCCAATCATGCAGTCAAGGTCTGGTCCGCCGATGTCAGCCGCATGATGCTGGAGGTGTTCCAGCGGTCGAACCTGTACCGCGCACTACACACCATGTACGAGGAGCTTGGCGCGTTCTCTACCGGAGCCATGATCGTCCTGCCTGATTATGACGACGTGATCCGCTGCTACTCGCTGACCGCTGGCGAATACGCTATTGCAACCGATTACCGGGGGCAGGTGAATACGCTCTACCGTGAATTCGACATGACGGTGGCGCAGTTGGTGGATGAGTTCGGCGAGGAAAACTGTTCTGCGACCGTCGTGTCGGCTTACAAGAGCGGAAACCTCGACCAGTGGTTCACGGTCATCCATGCCATCGAGCCGCGCACCAACCGCGACAACGACAAGGACGACAGCCTGAACATGCCGTTCCGGTCCTGCTATTTCGAGGTCGGCGCTGATGATGGCAAGTATCTGCGTGAAGCCGGGTTCAAGCGCTTCCCTGCGCTCTGCCCGCGATGGTCAACATCGGGCGGCGACATCTACGGCAACGGGCCGGGGATGGAGTGTCTTGGCGACATCAAGCAGCTGATGCACGAGCAGTTACGCAAGGGCCAGAGCATCGACGAACTGACGAACCCCGCACTGCAAGCCCCGGCCGAACTGAAAAACCGGGACATTGATACGCTGCCGGGCGGCATTACCTTCATCGACGGCGCGACACCCCACAGCATCATCCGCCCGATCAAGGAAATGCGGATCGACCTGAATGCCCTGCTGATCGACATTCAGGACGTAAGGCAGCGCATCAATGCGGCTTTCTACGCTGACCTGTTTCTGATGCTGGCCAACAGCACCGACACCCGCATGACCGCGACCGAAGTCGCCGAGCGTCACGAGGAAAAACTGCTGATGCTCGGGCCGGTGCTGGAGCGCCTGCACAACGAACTGCTGGATCCGCTGATCGACCTGACATTCGACTACATGGCCGAGGCTGGGCTGCTTCCGCCGCCGCCGCCAGAGTTGCAGGGCATGGATCTAAATGTCGAGTTTGTCTCCATGCTGGCCCAAGCCCAGCGCGCCATCGGCGTCAACGGGATAGATCGCTACGTTTCCAGCCTGATGGCTGTCGCCAATGCCAAGCCCGGCATCCTCGACAAGCTGAACGAAGACCGGTTGGCTGACCGACTGCAAGACCACCTTGGCGTCGATCCTGACCTGATCCGCTCGGATGAGGAAGTGGCAGCTATCCGTCAAGCACGCGCACAAGCTCAGCAGCAACAGGAACAGGCCGCCATGATGCAGCAGGCAGCCACGACAGCGCAGAAGCTGGCATCAGCCGATACCAGCGGCCAGAACGCGCTGACGGATGTGGCGGGGATGTTCAATGGCTACATGTCACCCGGAGTCCTGCAATGATCAACTCCCGCGACCTCAACGAATTACACCCGGCCGTCAAGCGCCGCGCACTGGCCTTCATCAGCGCCTGCGACGCCGACGGCATCACCCTGCTGATTACCAGCACCTACCGCGACAGCGCCAGTCAGGACGCGCTGTATGCGCAGGGCCGCAACGGAAAGCCCGGCCCGGTTGTGACCAACGCAAAGGGCGGGCAGTCGTGGCACAACTGGCGACTGGCATTTGATGTGGTGCCGCTGGTCAACGGGAAGGCGGTCTGGTCTACCTCCGGTGCGTCCGGTGCGCTGTGGCGCAAGGTCGGCGCCATCGGCAAGACCTGCGACCTCGAATGGGCTGGCGACTGGAAGCGGTTCCCCGAGTTTCCCCATTTTCAATACACGGGCGGCCTGACACTGGCCGACCTGCAGGCAGGCAAGAAGCTGAGAGGTGACGCATGAAAGCCAGCATCCTGATTGTTTCCTTGGCGGTGTCAGGCTGCGCTCAGTTGCCGGTCTGCCCGCAAGTCACCATCAGCATATGCCCGGTTCAGGCCGCAACGGTGGCGAAATGAGATCGAGATTCTCGGAGCCTTCATCCTGGGGAAGCATCGGCGCCGCACTGCTGGGCTTCGCCGCTGCCCCGTCAAGCGTCATCCCCGGACTTGATGCGGCTATGCCTTGGCAGATCCGCGTCTGTGCGTTTGCGGCTGGCATTGCCTGCTGTGCTGTCGGCGTCCTGATGCGGGAGTGGCCGAACAAATGACTGCCGATAACCTGTTGTTTCAGACCGATGAGCGCCTGCGCCTGGTTGAGGTGGGCCAGAGCGAAATGCGCGAGGTCATCGCCTCCCTACGCGAAAGCCAGCAGTCCATCAGCAACAGCCTGGAGCGGCTTGTAAGGCTTGAGGAGCAGCATGCTGAGACCCGCGAGGCCTTGTCCCGCGCCTTCGCGGCCATCGATAAGCTGGCCATGACCTCGCACGAAATCAAGCTGCAAATCCCATCAAACCTTGAGCTGCGATTGCGCGCTGTCGAGATGCAGATGCCCGGCCTTCTGGAGCTTCGGCGCTGGCTGGTGGCAGGCGTCATGTCCGTGGTCGGATTGATTGGCTGCGGCCTGATCGGTCTGCTGATCCGCTGACGGTACACATAACGCTACAGCGCAACCCTAAAGTGACCACATGAGCAATTTCGACCCTACAGACGTTAACCGGCAAGAGCGAGACAAGCAGTCGCGTGAACTTGACGCAAGGCTGAAGCGGGAAACCGAAGAAGTCGATGTGCGCTGGTTGATGGGGTGCAAGCAAGGGCGCCGGATTGTCTGGCGGCAGTTGGAGAGAACCGGAGTTTTCCGCCTCTCCTACGCCCAGGGCGATGCGATGGCCACAGCCTTCAATGAGGGCAAACGGAACTCCGGGTTGCAATTGCTGGCACAGGTCCACGCCCTGTGTCCTGAACAGTATCCACTTATGGTGCAAGAAGCTAATGACGCTGATGACTGATGTACCGGCAGAACCAGTAGCAGATGCGCCAGCAACTGATGCTCATGCGCCTGCTGCTGTTGATGCACCTCCTGCTGCCGATCCTGCGCCGGTTGAGCCTGCCGCTGCTGACAAGCCCGCCGCCGATGTCGTCCCTGAGAAGTACGACCTTCAGATTCCTGAGGGCGTCAACATGGATGCTGCCGGTGTCGAGGCCTTTGCTGAGTTTGCCCGCGATGCCGGGCTGACCCAAGACAAGGCTGGCGCACTGCTGGCAAAGATGGCCCCGGTGATGGCTCAGCGCCAACAGCAAGCCGTTGAAGCCATGCACGCCGAGTGGGCAGGACAGAGCAAGTCTGACGCCGAGTTCGGCGGCGACAAGCTTAACGAAAATCTGGCCGTCGCAAAGCGCGCCATGGATAAGTTCGGCACCCCCGAGCTTACCAAGCTGCTCAATGAATCCGGGATGGGCAACCACCCCGAAATCATCCGGGCATTTTACCGGGCCGGTAAGGCCATTTCTGAAGATAGCTTTGTAGGTGGTAGCCGGGCAACTGCGCCCGTCGATCCATCCAAGCGTATGTATCCCACAATGAGTTGACGAGGTAACTATGTCCGCGCTTTCCGCAATTCACCCGACGCTGCTGGATGTTACCAAGCGGCTCGATCCCGATGGCAGCATCGCACTGGTTGGCGAGTTGCTGACCCAGACCAACCCGATCCTGGAAGACATGGTCTGGATGGAAGGCAATTTGCCGACCGGCCATCGCACCACCATCCGCACCGGCCTGCCGACTCCGACCTGGCGCAAGCTGTACGGCGGCGTCCAGCCGACCAAGTCCACCACGGCGCAAGTGACCGATTCCTGCGGCATGCTGGAAGCCTACGCTGAAGTTGATAAGGCTCTGGCCGACCTCAATAACAACGCTTCAGCTTTCCGTCTGTCCGAAGATCGCGCCCACATCGAGGGCATGAATCAGGAGTTCGCTTCGACCCTGATCTACGGCAACGAAGGCACCGAGCCGGAAGCCTTTACCGGTCTCGCCCCGCGCTACAACGACCAATCGGCCGCCAATGGTGACAACATCATCACTGACGCCGCTACGCCTGACAACGCCGACAACAGCTCTATCTGGCTGGTGGTTTGGGGTCCGAACACTGTCCACGGCATCTATCCCAAGGGTTCCAAGGGCGGCCTGATCATCACCGACAAGGGCCAAGTAACCGCCGAGAACATCGACGGCAGCAACGGTCGCGCTGAAATCTACCGCACCCACTACCGTTGGGACTGCGGCCTGACCGTCCGCGATTGGCGCTATATCGTGCGCATCAACTTCGATCAGGAAAACGTGATTGCTGCCGGAACCTCTGGCCCAGTCCTGTCTCAGTTGATGGCCAAGGCTCTGCGCCGCATCCCGAACCTGAACATGGGCCGTCCGGTGTTCTACGCCTCCCGCGCCACGTTGGAGCTGATGGACCTGCAAGCGATGGACAAGGCCAACATGGCTTTCACCACCATCGAGGACGCGCAAGGCAAATTCGTCACCCGTTTCCGTGGCATCCCGGTGAAGCAGTGCGACGCCATCCTGAACACCGAGTCCGGCATTTAAGCCGGGCTTCACTGGAGAATTGACATGATCCTTGATAAACGAAACGAATTTGCGGACGCCGTGTCTGTTGCTGCCGTCGCAAGCACCGCGCTGATCGGCGACGTGATCGACTTGTCGGTCGCCCGCGACATCGGCAACGGCGAAGCGCCTTATCTGGTCATCACCACCGACACTGAGATCATCACTGGCGGCAGCGCCGGCACGATTTCCTTCTCGCTGGCCAGTGACGCACAGGCTGCCATTGCTACCGACGGCAGCGCCAGCGTCCACTTCAGCACCGCTTCCTTCGTGACCGATGACGCGGCCGCCAACTCCGACCAACTCAACGCTGGCGGCGTCATTGCCTGCGTGAAGTTGCCGGTGGAAGGCGTGGTGTATGAGCGTTACCTCGGCATCCTCTGCACCATCGCCACCACCACCGTCACGGCAGGCAAGATCAACGCCTTCCTGACCTGCGACCCGGCCAAGTGGAAGGCCTACGCTGACGCCATCTAAGGGGTGAGCCATGAAGGTACGCGCCAACGCTGACGGCTTCTACGGAGGCCGTCGCTACCGGCAGGGAAGCGTGTTCGTGTTTAACGGCGTCAAGCCGGGGTCTTGGATGGACCCCATTGACGCACCGGTCAGCAAGCCGGTCCAGCCGGAACCTGCGCCTGTTGACACGCTGTCTGCCTTGAACAAGGAGCAGGCGGCTGTCGAGGACGAAGGCGTCAAGCGCAAAAGCGCGAAGGCCTGACCAGCAACAATCGCCACTTGGGGACTACGGTCCCCTTTTTTCTATCAGGTGACCCATGGCCAGTGATGTCGGAATCTGTAACCTCGCGCTGTCGAGGCTTGGCGATGCGGCCACAGTCTCCAGCATCGACCCGCCAGAGGGCAGCACCCAAGCCGACCTCTGCGCCACCTTCTATCCGATGGCGCGGGACAGCCTGCTTGAGATGCATGCATGGGCATTTGCTACCCGCCGCGCTGACCTGTCGCTGCTGACGGCTGAAACGGATGCATGGGTCTATGCCTATGCCGTGCCGACCAATTGCCTGCGCGTCCTGTCGATTCAGGATCGGGATGCTGCTGACGACTACGGGGTAAGCGCCGGGCTATCCAGCCTGTATGTCCCGCAGCCGTTCAGCGTGGAGACATTGGCAGCTGGCACCATGGCTATCTTGACCAATCAGGAAAACGCGGCCGCACGGTACACGGTGCGTATCACCGATACATCCAAGTTCACACCCCTTTTCACGGACGCCCTTGCTTGGCTTCTGGCGTCGTATCTGGCCGGGCCTGTCATCAAGGGCATGGAAGGCATCAAGGTCGGGCAGTCCATGGCTGCGCAGGCTCAGGCAGTGCTGTCGCGGGCGATAACCTCCGACTCCGGGCAACGCTCCGGGCGTCCGACGCATAGCGTCCCTTGGCTGGCGGGGCGATAACATGGCGCAGACTCGGATCATCCAGCAGAGTTTCAATGGCGGCGAAGTGACGCCGGAGTTCTTTGGCCGCATCGAGGACCCCAAGCGCCAGAACGGGCTTGCCACCATGCGCAACTTCGTGGCCATGCCGCACGGTCCCGCCACCAAGCGCCAGGGGACACAGTTTGTTCATGAGGTTGCCGACAGCACCAAGAAAACACGGCTGATCCCGTTCGTGTACTCAACCACGCAAGCCTTTGCCATTGAGATCGGAGCGGGATACTTCCGGTTTTATGCGGATGGCGGGGTATTGCTGTACCCAATAGCCGCATCGTGGAACATTGCGACACAGTATTACACCGGGGACATGGTGCAGAGAACCGGACACACGTATCAAGCGGTATATAACAACCTTGGGGCTGATCCCGCTATCTTCCCGGCATGGCGGCAACTCCCAGACTCTGGTGAATACCAGATCGACAACACCTATACTGAAGCGCACCTGTTCAGCATCAACTACACGCAATCGAATGACGTGCTGACCCTTGTTCATCCGTCGTATCCGCCCATGGAGTTGCGGCGTTACGGGGCATACGACTGGCGGTTCGTCGCCATCAGCTTCAATTCCGCCATGACTACGCCCGGCAATCCGCAGCATAACGCGGTCACGTCGGTCGGAACCGGCACGGAAATCTACAAGTACAAGATCACAGCCATCGGCAGCAATCAGTCGGATGAATCGCTGGCCAGCGCGTCCAGCAAGACCATCACCTACCAGATCAGCGGCATCACCAAGGCCAACCCCGGCATAGTGACGCTGACGACGGCGCACAACTTGGTTGTGGGTCAAGAGGTTGTTATTGCTGGCGTGCTGGGCATGACACAGATCAACGGCACGGCTTATATCAATACGGTCGTCACCATGTCGATCGCCAATGATTCTTTCACGCTCAAGGACGTCAATGGTACGCCCATTGATACGACAGCCTTCGGGACCTACACATCAGGCGGCACAGCGCGCGGCGAAGGCTATGGCAACGACCTGTTGACAACTGGCAACAAGAACATCATTACCTGGTCGGCCATCAGCGGCGCGACACGCTACAACGTGTACAAGCTGAGCAATGGGCTGTACGGATACATCGGCCAGACCGACCTGCTGACATTCACCGACGACAACATTGCCGCAGATACCAGCAGGACGCCGCCCGAGCAAAGCACCGATCTGACGGGGACCGGGAACTACCCGGCCGCCGTGGCTTACTTCGAGCAGCGCCGGATATTTGCCGGGACCACCAACGCCCCGCAAACCATCTGGATGACGCGCACCGGCACCGAGTCGAACCTGAATACATCCATTCCGGTGCGGGATGACGATGCTATTTCCTTCCGGGCTTCCTCCAGGGTGAACAGCACCATCCGCCATATCGTGCCGGTGGCCGACATCGTACTGCTGACAAATTCCGGCGAATGGCGGGTGACTTCGGTCAACTCCGACGCTATCACGCCCACCAGCATCAGCGTCCGCCCTCAGTCCTATGTCGGAGCCAACAACGCGCAACCGATACTGGTCAACAGCACCATTGTCTACGCTGAGGGCAGGGGCGGACATGTCAGGGAAATGGCTTACAACTGGCAGGCTGGCGGATACATGACTGGCGACCTGTCGCTGAGGTCGCCGCACCTGTTCGACAACAAGGAAATAACGGACATGGCGTTCTCGCGGTCGCCATTCCCGATCTGCTGGTTTGTGAACGACGACGGCGAGTTGCTGGGCCTGACCTATATTCCAGAGCAGCAGGTTAGCGCATGGCACAAGCACGACACTGACGGCCTGTTCGAGAGCGTCTGCTCTATCCCGGAAGGCAACGAGGACGCCATCTATGTGATCGTCAAGCGCACCATTGATGGGGCGGCGGTCAGGTACGTGGAGCGCATGGCAAGCCGCTATTTCGCCATCCTGGAAGATGCCTTCTTCGTGGATTGCGGGCTGACCTACGACGGCGCGTCTACCACCACCATTACCGGGT